CTTAATAATGATGGATCTGCTACAACAAACGGGCTTTAACCAGCCAGAATACAACCAAGACTTAGGATTTGAACAATGAGCGATTTAGAGAAACTAGATAAAGTACAAGGCTTTGTAGATAAGTGGGTAACTTGGGCTAAGCAAAACACAATGGTAGCTGGCTTCATTATTGCTGGCGTACCTGCTATTTTGGGTGCTGGCTATACAGGTATTACCAAGTTCAACGAAGTCAAAGAGATGTATGAGGGCTACAGTGATACTGCCTCATCCGCATCAGCCGCGGAGCGCAAGGTCAAGCTACTAGAAGAGAAGGTAGCAGATCAACGTGAAGTCATTGCTAAGATGCAAGAGCGTCTAGCAGAGGCTTTGATGGCAGCGCGCGAAGCCAAGATTGTTGCAGAAAGCACACAGAAAGAATTACGCTCTGGCTTGGCTGCACAAAAGGTTGAGCTAGATGTAACAAGTTCTACGCTACGCTCTGAGATGAACACATTGAAACGTGCAACAACTAACCGTTTAGGACAATAAAATGTTATCGCTAATTTCAACACTAGGTGGCTTGTTAATCTCAGGATTGCCAAGCGTATTGGGATTCTTTCAGGACAAGTCTGACAAGGCGCATGAGCTAGACCTAGCCAAGATGCAGACAGAGCGTGAAATCCAGATGATGGAGCGTGGCTACGCAGCACAAGCCAAGGTAGAAGAGATTCGTACAGATCAAGTCATGATGCAGACTGATGCTGATATGACCAAGGCTGCTTATGAGCATGATGCCAAAGTCTTACAAAAGGCGGCTCCGTGGGCTTCTACATTCGTGGCTACAGTGCGTCCGATGGTAACTTACTTGTTCGTGGCTGAGTTGTTTGTGATTAACGTAGGTATCGGTATTTACGTGTTTATGCATCCAGGCGTTATTGGAAACATTGATGACTTGTTAAAGATTTCTGATGAGATTTTTAGTGATGACGAGATGGCTATGCTAGGCGGTATTATTGGCTACTGGTTCGGATCACGTGGGTGGTCTAAAAAGTGAACGTAAGCGAAAAGCTTATTGAGATGATTAAACATGACGAGGGGGTGAAGACCTCCCCGTATCAGTGTCCCGCTTTGCTTTGGACGGTAGGCGTGGGCCATGTTATTGACCCTACCCATGCTAGAGTTAAGTTAGAAGACAGAAAGGCACTACCTATTCCTGCGGGTTGGAATCGGGTTTTAAGTATGGATGAGGTTAATAATATACTTAAGAAAGACCTAAATAGGTTTGAAGCAGGTGTAAAACGCTTGTGTCCAGGTGAGCTGACGCAAGGTCAGTTTGATGCTTTGGTTAGCTTCTCATTCAATGTTGGTCTTGGTAATCTACAAAACAGTACCCTGCGCATGAAGCACAACCGAAAAGAATTTGATGCTGCCGCAGAAGAGTTCTTGAAGTGGAACAAAGCTGGTGTTAAAGTGCTAAAAGGGCTAGATAAACGCCGCAAGGGCGAAAAAGCCCTATATGAATCTTAGGGTAAACCATGCCATTACAGAAATTACAATTTAAGCCTGGTGTTAATAGAGACCAAACGAACTATGCTAACGAGGGTGGTTGGTTTGCTTGCGACAAAATTAGGTTTAGATCAAGCTATCCTCAAAAGATTGGTGGCTGGCTTAAATATACTGTAAATACTCTTATCGGTGCATGCCGTCAAATGTTTGGTTGGACTACAACTTTTGGCGATAACTTACTAGCATTAGGAACAAATCAAAAGGTTTACATTGACGTAGGTGGCAACTTATACGACATCACTCCATTAAGAGCAACGTACACCACTTCAACAACTCCTACAACTGATAACTGCTTTGATACAACAAACGGTTCCACATCTGTTAATGTCAATATAGTTACCAGTGGCGCCGCAGTGGGAGATTGGGTAACGTTTTCTGGCGTTGTAGGCCCAATAGGTGGCATACCGCAAATTGAATTTAATACGTCATTTAAGATTGCTTCCGTTGTTGATGTAGACAACTTTACAATTCAAACCACAACAGCTGCTACATCAACCACCTCAAATGAAGGTGGAACTGCCATTACCGCCAAGTTTCAGATTCCTGTTGGTTTTCCAATCACAACTTTTGGTTATGGTTGGGGTACTTCAACATGGGGACGTGGCGCATGGGGTTCTGGATCAACTGTACCTGTCTCATTACAACAACAGGATTGGTTCTTTGATCAGTTTGATAATGACTTGATTATGAACATCCGTAATGGCCCACTTTACATTTGGGAGCGCGGATCATCTTCAAACCCGTCAACTGCTTTAGATACAAATGCCATATTGTTGTCAGCTGTTGGTGGCGCCACAGATGTTCCAACAGAAGTCACTCAAGCTTTAGTATCCCAAAACGATAAACATTTACTTGCATTTGGAGCCACGCCCTACCTAGGCAGTGATTTTGACCCTCTACTAATTAGATGGGCAAGCCAGAACGCACCTGAAAATTGGACTCCTGGACCAACATCATCTGCTGGTTTCTTGCGAGTTTCTCGAGGATCTAAAATTATTAGAGCCATTCCAACACGCCAAGAGATATTGGTTTTCACTGATGCGACGTTGAATTCAATGCAGTTCACTGGAACAACATCCGTATTTAGTTTGACAGAGATGTCAGACAACATATCAATTATTAGCCCTAGAGCCGTTTCTGTTGTAAACAATACAGCATACTGGATGGGTAAAGATAAGTTCTATTTCTACACTGGTAGCGTTCAAACATTACCAAGTACGTTAAGAAACCATGTTTTTGAAGACATCAATTACGGTCAAATAGATCAGATTATCTGCTCAACTAACGAGGGATGGAACGAGATTTGGTGGTTCTACCCTAGCGCAAACTCTCAATACAATAACAAATATGTTATCTACAACCATTTAGAAAAGATATGGTACTACGGAGACATTGAGCGCTCTGCATGGTTAGATAGCCCGTTACGTCAATACCCACAAGCGGTTTATACAGACCCAACTACTTGGAGTACTGGCATTATTTACGACCAAGAGCGCGGCACAAACGATGATATATTACCAATGTCTTCTTATATCCAGTCATCAGACTTTGATTTAGAAGACGGCACTGAGTTTATGTTGATTAAAAGAATCATTCCTGACTTTTCTTTTCAGGGTTCAACAGCAGCAACGCCAACCGCTTACGTAACAATTAAGCCACGCAACTTTCCTGGTGCAAATTACCAAACAGAGGCAGAAGAGCCTGTTGTTGAAACAACCTCTATACCTGTTGAGCAGTACACAAACCAAGTGTTTATTCGTGCAAGAGCGCGTCAGATGGCATTTAAAGCATCTTCAATTGACCTAGATGTTCAATGGCAACTAGGCAATCCAAGACTTGAAGGTCAGAAGGATGGCAAACGATAATGGGTTTCTATAACGTAGTTTCTCCAGCGTTACCGTTACCACCTATTGACTATGATAAGAGTCAACAGGATCAGTTTCAGTATGCTTTGCGTTTATATTTCAATCGTTTAGGCGAGTCTTTAACTCAACTAGCCAATACAGGCGGCGGTAGTTTTTTAAGTTTTCCGTTTATTGAAGCATCAGATAGTGGTACACAATACGCAACTGGTAATAACACAGCAACAATCGTAAATTGGGACACCACTAGTTTTGGTAATCAGTTTACGTTGAACGTGGGTAATACCGCTACTGCCCAACGTTCTGGTATTTATAAGATTACTTACAGCCTACAGTTTGCTAATGATGCTAACGATATCCATAACGCTGTTGTTTGGCTGCGTATAAACGGCTCTACTTCAGCAGCAGACGTACCTAACTCAACAACCACTTTTACCTTGCAAGCCCGTAAAAGCGCTAGTGAACCTGCATTTGTTTGCGGTTACTCAGAGGTTGTATTTGCCCTAAATGCTGGCGATGAAGTAGGTTTATGGTGGGGTACAGACCAAGCAGCAACATCTGGTGGCGGTACAGGTGTATACATATATAGTGAAGTAGCCCAAACAACTCCAATGGCATACCCAGCAACTCCGTCTGCTATTGGTTCAATAACGTTTGTATCGGCGCTTACAACATGATAACATTCAACATAAATAACCCAATGAGGTTCGCATGAACTATTACGCACA